TTTATATCTTCTCTAATAGGCGTCTTGGGGTCGTCCAATAACCCTGGATAATGACCTTCACACTCTAATCCAAGAGAGAATGAGTTAAGGTCATTTCCATGATAAAGATACCAATCTAATGGTGCGGTTATAACATATACACCGTCTCTATACGCTACTGCATGGGCTGGAATACCTAATGCACGTCTATAGGCTTTTTCTCTATCGTTTGCAGGACCAAATACACAGGCAGTTTGATGAATAGTAATGCCAGTTACCGTTTTTGGATCACGACAAACTGTTTTACCCTTAAGGGTTTTTGATGTGTTTACAACCTTACCATCTGCTCCCTTTTTGGGGGGGAATGGATTTTTTTGTTCGGCTCTTAAATCTAATACTCTTGTTGTCATGTTATCAGCCCTCGCACCATGTGCATTCTGTTAGTTCTCTCTTATATACCGCATTACTATTCTGTTCAGCCTTAAGAATAGATGTTGAACGAAGATAATAAAGGCTCTTTAATCCACTATTAGCAGCTTCCAAGTGAACTTGATTAATATACTTTGGATCGCTGTTAGCCGGGAAGAATACGTTAATGCTTTGTCCTTGATCAATAAACTTCTGTCTTTCAGCCGCCAACTTAATAATAGCAAACTGATTTAGTTCTCTTGCCGTAAGATATACTTCCTTTTGTTCAGCGGTTAAGCATTCCAAATGTTGAACAGAACCGTCATTCTTAAGGATTGAACCCCAAACTTCATCGGTATCCTGTCCAATGCCTTTAAGAAGCTTCTCAAGTTCTGGATTTCTTCTTACGAATGTTCCCTTTGCACTCTTTTGAGCAAATGCATTAGCAATCCATGGTTCAATACCTTGAGACACGTTAGATGCAATAAGAGAGTTAGATACGGTTGGAGCTATAGCCATAAGAGTAGCATTTCTTCTGCCATGACCCTTACACCATTCTGGTTCACCATATTCTTTTGCAAGATATCCAGTTGCAATTTCAGCTTCTTCTCTAATCTTCTTAAAGATAATCTTATTCTGGAGATAAGCCTGTAAGCTATCAAATGCAATCATATTCTGTTGGAAGTATGAATGTAGACCGAGGACACCAAGACCTAGGGCACGAGACTTTTTAGCAAAACGAAGTGCTTTTTCAAAACCTCTTAAGTTAGCCGATTTTTGAATAAACTCTTCCATTATTCCATCAAGGAACCATACAGAAAGCTGAACTGTATCTGTATCCTTCCATTCGTCCCATCTTGCAAGATTAAGGGAAGAAAGGCAGCAAACAAACGTGTGATCCTTGTCCGTTGGAAGAAATATCTCGGAACAAAGATTAGAACCCTTTAGTCTAATCCCAGTATTCTTTAATACTTCTGGAGCTTGATCATTTGCATTGTCAGAGAAGAAAACATAAGGTTCTCCAGTCTCTACACGGCTTTTAATAAGTTCCCTCCAACGTCTACGGGCTTCCGTGTCTCCAGCCTTTACCTTGTCTATAAAGGCATTAGAGACGCAAACACCATGATGAAGATTAAGGCATTGACGATTGGTATCTCCAGTTGGACGACGGCTATGAAGGAATTCATCAAAGTCACCATGCTCAATATCAATATAAGCAGCACAAGCACCTCTACGGGTAGAACCCTGTGATATGCCAAGAATAACGCTATCTGCCATTTTCATGAATGGAACTACTCCATCAGAATGACCACCTTTAGAGATTGGAGCGCCCTTTGGACGAATATCATTAATATGTATAGCCGTTCCTCCACCATACTTGGATAGCATGGCTACTTCCTGTAGGGTTTCAAGGATTTCATATGTGTCATCTGCCATATATGAAGAGAAACAGGAAATAGGAAGACCTCTATCCGTTCCTGCATTACATAGAACTGGAGTAGAAGGGCAGAGCCAGTTCTTCCATAGTATATCAAAAAAACGAGCTTCAAGCTCTGGCTTCTTAAGAGAACGAGATACTGTAGAAGCTACACGACGATACATATCCTTTGGAGTTTCTTCTCCAAACAAGTAACCGCCACGCAATGTTTGAAATGCAGAATTCTCAAGCCATTCGGGTGCTTCTCCAGCCGCTTTTAATTGTTCTAATGTCTTCATATATTATTTCTCTTCAATCAAAACATATCGTCAAAGTTGACAACTCCACGGCTATAATCCGTTGGCTTAACGCTGAAGAAATCATCAAGTCTTACTCCAGCACCAATAGCATCAAACCACTCCATACGTTTCAATGCATCCTTGTCTACATTCTTCCAGTTTTGTTTTAAACCGAGTTTTCCAAGCTGCATGTTTGCACGGTGACGAATAAAATCTTTCAAATCCTCTTTCGTAAGACCTTCAATGTCGCCCTTCTCAAAAACACTGTCAATAAAGTTGTCCTCTAGAGAAACAGTATCTCTTGCCGCTTGGTAGATTTCTTTTTTGAACTCGTCTGTCCAGATTTCCGGATTTTCTTCAATAAATGTTCTAAACAAGTAACAACCAAATTCCGAATGTAACGTCTCATCCTTTATACTCCATGTGACAATCTGGCTCATGCCTTTCATCTTATTATAACGAGAGAAATGCAAAAGAACAGCAAATGAAGAGAAAAGTGAAACACCTTCCGTAAATGCCGAAAATACTGCAAGGGATTTCGCCATTGCCATTTTCTTTTCTATGGTCATTTCAGAAGTATCAATATTGCCAGTCTCTACAAGACGATCAATCTTAGACTTAATAGTTGGTTCTGCAAGAAATGCTTCATAATCAGCAAATCCAAGAGTTTCATCAAGTAGAGAATAAGCTTGCGTATGAATAGTTTCAAAAGAAGCCATTGTTGTAGCAGCCATAACAATCTCTGGATGCTGAAACCAACGACCTACCTTGTTTGACCAATAATCATTAACGAATATCTCGGTCTGGGTAAATCCCTTTAGAATGCCGCCAATTACAGACTTTTCAGAAGGCGTAAGGTTCATATTCCAATCAAGAAGGTCTTGATTGAGAGTTACCTCCGAAGAAAGCCAATGCGCTTGCTGCTGCTTAAGCCAATAATCATGTGCTTGCGGATATAAAAATGGCTTATAATTGATACGACGTTCTAATAGGGACATATTACCTCAATGATTTTTCTGGAAATCTCTAATCTTTTCACGGAAGAAGTTCTTTAGATTTCCATCCTCAAGCTCTTCTTGATTGGATTTGGCACGATTAAACTCTTCTTCCGATAGGACACGAAGTTTAGAACGAGCTGTATCCAAATGTACTTGGAATTGCACGCCGTCAACACCGGCACGGTTCTTTGCAATGAATACGTTACCATATCCAGTAGATTTAGCCATAGACTTTCTTGCAAGACCAAGAACAAAGTCTGCTACGTGTGCCTGACCATAAGCTTCTGCCATGTTGGTAAGGTCAACGTAATCTTTGTTAGCACCTTCCTTATTGGACTGTAAAGCCGTCCATACAGGAATATCTACCTCATTAGCAAAACCACGAAGTTCTTCATAGATTTTCTTTAGTTCAAGACGTAGAAGCTCATACTTTTCAGTTGAACGCATGATACCGGCATAGTCAATGATCAATACGTCTGGACGGAAACCTTCCGTTGTCAACTTATCGATATGTGAGCGAAGGGTATTGATGGTTGCCGTTCCAGTTGCATAATATTTGATCTTTAGACGACCAAGAGTTTCTGCATTGTCTTCATAGAACTTTTTAATCTTCTCTTTGTGCTCATAGCAATCAATGCTATCAATTCCAAGCAAATGACTATCATAACGAATGCCGGTTGCTCTTTCATTTAGCTCAAAGGTATAATGAAGGACATTCTTACCTTGTAGAAGGGCTTGTGCTCCAAAGTGAACAAGCAAATGGCTCTTGCCTACACCGGTAGGAGCAATGATTACACCAAGTTCGCCAGCACCAAGACCGCCATTAAGGATCTTCTTTTCATCAAGCTGTGGAACTCCAGTTGCTACGGTTCTACGGAAGGTTTCGCTATAACGGGCATCAACATCGTCCCTAAGCTCAAGACCTGGGGAATGCTCATTACCGGCATTGATAGCCGATTTAATCGTCTCTACTACCTTCTCATACTTCTCTGTCTCAATGAACTCAATGGAGGCTTCAAGAGCCTTCTGGAGCCCTGCACGCTTACAGAAGTCAAGTGACTTCTCCTTAACGTAGCCGAGATCACCGAGATCATTGTTTTGCTCCACACGAATAAGAAAATCGTGGATTTGTGAACGAAGAATGCCATCTGAAGGGTTCTTTAGTTCTGAAGCAATGATTTGTGCAAGAAGCGCCATTGATGGAAACTCCTTATATTTCTTATTGTAAGACATATAAGTGTCTGCAATCTTTTTAAGATATGCATACTGGAAGAAATTTACATCAAGAACCTCCGCAAACTGGGAAGCCCAGTTTCTGTCTATCAGGAAAGCCTGGACAATCTTCTCTTGGAAGCTCTTGTCAAAAGAGAAATGCTTTCCAGCTTCTGCCTTGGTGGGCTCTGGTTTAACTTGATCAACGTTCATCGTTTTCATAAATACTACGCTCATAGGTTCTTTCTACCTTACCTTACTTAATTCTGAATTTTTATTTAAACCCTTATTTTTATCGAAGAAAGTTACGCATCTGCGAACAAAACCGGTCATAATCAAAGGTTGCATTAATACCGCACTCAAGCACAGTCTTAATCAATCCAAGCTTATCCATCTTTGGTTCATGGCTGTCTACAATGTAGTTTATCTTATTAATCTGACTGGCACTAAGATTGCTACTGTTCAAATACATTAACTCCCAATTACGCCTTAACAACTCTTCACATTGGGATATATGGTCATATATTGCAATAGGTTTCTTCTTTCCTATATTCGCTGCTCGGGCTTCTGAAATGATGGTAGCTATATCCAGGTCTTCTTCTGTGGAAGCCATTTTAGGAAATCGTTTAGCTACCGTCTTGAACCCCGCACCAGGGACACCAGCTACGTTATCGCTATCATCTCCAGCTATGGTTTTAGCCAAACAGAAGTTTCTGGCAGAAATACCAAACTTATTGATTACTTCATTTCCGGTTACAATCTTACGGGTAGCCGGATCATATATTTCTATAAGGGGATTATGAAGTAATTGGTAGAAGTCTTTATCGTTAGACACGATAATCTTTTTGGCGTTTACATTACGTAACTTATCTTGAGCAAGATATGCAATGATATCATCACATTCTGTATCTTGCACGTAAATCTGACATACGGGAGTGCTCTTAAGTAGAGCTGTTAGCATTGTGATCTGTTGAACCCTTGTTTGATCATCTAATGCCAAAACATCCCGAATGCTCTCCTTGCCTTGTTGGATTTTCTTCACTTCCTTCATCTTGGCTCTATTCGCCTTGTATTCGGGGGAAATGTGTTTGCGCCTTTGAGACGGACCACCGTTTTCCCAGACAACGTATACACGGGATGGGCAGAAGGTTCCAACGAGGTAGTCAACCGATTTCATGAACCCAACCACTCCTCCTACCGGCTGACTATGGAGATTTATTTCCTGATTAACTAAAAAATGCCTGATAAAATTGTTAAAAGCGTCGATGATTAGTATCGGTCTTTCTGTAGTTGTTGAGGTCATAGAAAAGATACTATACTAACTCATATAATTGATATACCAGTTAGAAATGAACTCATAAACAATACTTAATGTATTATAACTGTTAATAACAGAGAGGAAACTATAATATGAAGATTACAGTAACGCAATTAAAACAACTTATTCGTGAACAAGTAGAAGAAGAGCAAGCTAAAATTGGTTTTGCACAAACGGTAGAACAAGACGATGCAGATGAAGCCGCTGCGATGCCGATTGCAAAAAAACTACTACCAATATTAGGTGACGAAAAAATAGTAAATGATATTGTTAGTAATGGAAAAAAATCCGGATTTTTAAAATTCGTTATTGGTAACAAAAGATGGTACGATCCAGAAATGAACGCTGGACAGGGCGCTTTTGATGATGGAATTATATCTGCCGCCTTGAAACTTGGGAAAATACAAAATGGACCACTTAAAGGCAAAGATTTTGGTTCTATTTTAAAAGCCATAGAAAGTAATGAACTAGGCAATGAAATGCCAGGTATGTTAAGCAAAGGCATAGGAGCAGTTAAAGGATTTTTTGGCATGAAAGAAATGCGTC